TGCGTATGTGGTGCATTATCGTCTGCCTGATACGACGCAATCGCACGGCCAGAATCAACAGAACTGCCATGGCTCCACGACCGGAAGAACAATCCCCGTCCATCAGGAAAGCGGAAGGTTGTCGATCCATCGCCGCTGCTGAACTTTGTCACGTTGGCAGACCAACTTGCTTCAGCCACATACAGGTTGGGTCTAGACTCTACCCATGCCCAGAGTGCGGGATAGTCATCACGATTAGCCAAAGAACCATCCAACTCATGCGTGCCATATCCAGCCGATTCGGCATAAGCGTGACTAACGCGGCCAAGATAATCAGCGCCGAACGCTGGATTCATCAGCACAAAAGCATTCAAGGCTGACGAATACACCAGATTGATGACGCCCTGAACGTCAGCAAACCCCACTGAATGGCCTGTTGCGCTTTGGATGGTTTTGGTAGCCAATGCATTAATTGTCAGCGTCGGCGTGGCTGTGATCGAAAACCCAGACGGGCATACAATGGTTACGCGCATCCCATCGACCAACGCCAAGGCTGTGGCTATTGTTGCCGTCATAGCGTCAGCGGTACCTGTCGCTGTACCAAAGTGCGTCTGCATTTGATCAAGGCGAATAGCATCACTAGCCAGCACTCCAGCAGCCATATTCGCGACTTTTTGGCCGCCCATGTCTAACGCTCCCGTCATAGGCAGGGAGCCGTCACGCAATACAGCACTGGCGGTCGGATTGCACAGCAGGTAGTCTTCAGTAGTCGCGTTATAAACGACCAGGCAATTCTGATTAGCAACAATGTCCCCGGCCACTAGCGCTGCGCCGCCGTACTTTTTGATGGTGCGCGAAGGCATGCTATTGACCCCCAGTGTGGGACCTGCTGCCGTGTTGGCTGCATTGGCACGCATGATAAAAAACGCAAGGTCTGAAAAATCAGACGCCAGCGTTGGCAGATTTAACAATATAGAATCGCCCGACCCTGTCGCTTCCCCGGCCAGAACATTGCTATTCAGCTCAGTAATAGTTTGTTGGATGATGGTTAGATCATCGGTGATTCCTGATGCAGAATCCTGAATGTTGTCTTGGTCATCCAGCAAAACGACATCCACTGTCCCCGACCAATAAAATGATGCCAGATAACCATTAGAGTCGGCCACGACTGGATTGGCGGCAGGGACTGTCAACGCTGCATCTTGCCAAATGCTGGCCAGCGTAGCCGTTCCTGTCAAAAAGACATTCAATTTCCAGCCTGCAGACGGCGCACCTGTCCCGCTAATAAATTGGCTGTTCGGGTAAGAGAACTGCTTCATCGTCCGGCTCCAAAAGCATCATCAAATTGGCGTTTACGCGACTTACGGCTATCTGTTTTGGGCAACAAGGCTGCAGGGGCCACACGCTGAGCAGCCGCACCCACTTGCTGAACCGGCTTCAAAGCGGTCATTTCCCGAGACATCAGACTAGCCGCATACCCCGGTTCAAGCGCTGTCCTTGTTCGTAATTTTGCCATTTCTGCCGGGACATCAACAGCCTTGTTTGCCAAAAGCTCAACGCCCAACTTTGCCGCCAGCCCATGGCCGCCAGTAGCCAGATAGACAGCCACATTTTCAAGGGTGCTGCGTACGGCTGGATTTTTCTCTTTCAGCGCCAGCGCCTGCACATCGCGCCAATTCATGTCCTTGATCGCGTCATCGGCGACACGCTGAAGAGCTTTTGTGGTTTTGTCGCCAAACAAAGCTGTGACCAACTGCTGGTTGGCTGGATCGGTCAATTCGGCAACGCGATGCGCGTCAGACTTCAGCCCCAGATAGTAGTCCTTAAACGCAGCCTTCAGCGCGGTCTGGAATGCCGGATTTTCTTTGGCAAGTTGCTGAATGGCCACTGTGTCTGCTTGACGACTGGTACTGTTGATGAACCCTGACACCATCTTTTCAGCGTCGGTCTTACCCAAGAAATGCGCCAATCCTGACTTCTTGGTCAGGTCATCAAACTTGGCCGCCAACTCATCGGCTGTTTTTGATTTTACAATGGCCGCTTTCATCTTCTGGACAAGTTCAGGATGGTCGCGCAGGACAAAATCATAGTCCTTCATGAACTGATCTGATGCCGCTTGCCAATCGCCCGGCTTACGCATATCGCCTTGCTTATTGGTGATCATGTCACGCCACTTGGTGGCCAACCAATCATTCATGGTGTTCTTGACGTTGGGGTTTCCGCCCAAAGCGCCACGGAATGAGCCAGGTGCGCCAGAATAGGCTTCGATGTTGGCCGTCACGGCCTTGGGAACCGCCTGAGCGGTAATGCCTCGCGTCTTGTCTGCCCCCATTTCCATTTTGCCAGCAATCCCAGCCCCAAAGGTTTGCTTATACTGCGCCCAACCGGCAACGGCATCCTTGTACTGCTGAGCAGATTCAGCAGGAATCTTTCCTTCAGCCACTGCTTGATCAAATGCGCCACGAATGGCTACTTTGATTTGGCCGAGCGTCTTGCGTTCAAGGTCATCCTTGGCGGCACGCTCCAGCGCACCAATTTGGCTGGCAATCACTTTGGCTTGATCATAGGACATAGCCAGATCGCCAGCCGATTCCTTAGCGCGCAAATCAGCACCAAACGCGGGGCCATAAACAGCGTCAGGCTGCCCAGCGGCTTTTGCGGCTTCTGCTTTGTATTCTTCAAGCGCCCGGGTTTCCAGATCAAACTTGGCCTGACGATCCCAACCCACAGGGGTCAGCACTTTCTGGCCACGCATAGCGCCTTCCAGTGTGTCCGCCAACGCATTACCTTCCGGGTGCATCCCGTCATACCGCACGGGATAGCCATGCTGATCGAGCAGTTGCGCCATTTCGTCAAAGTTTTTGCCGCCAGCACGACGAAAGATCGGCAAACCAAACTGGCTACGCTGATTCAGTGCGGCAGGATCAATGCCAAACTTGACGGCTTCTTCCCGGCTAAGTCCGCCATACTTTGCGATTGCTGCCAAAATATCGTCCTGTTCTGGGTTGATGCTGCGCGTATTGGGGGCCATAGGCTCAACAGTAGGCGCAATGGCCCGCTGCTGGGCTTGCTGCTCTTCAGTGGCACGTGCTGCCTGCCGACGCTCAAGATTGTCGGCAATGACTTCGTTGACCTTCTGAATGGCCTGCCGAATACTGGACTGATTGGCCAGTTTGGGGTTTCCCGCATAGTTCTCTTCAATCACCTTCTGAATCTGCTTAACCGGCGCAGGAAGATTGTTGAATTCCTTGAATGGGTCAATCTCAAAAGCCGCACTGGCTGGAGCTTTAGCCGCAGCGCGTGCGGCATCATACTCCGACAAAATCGCTTGCCCAGCCTCTGTGTCGCTGATTTCTTTGCCAGTAGCAGCACGTGCCTGCTCAGCTTCAGTTTGCCCCTTCGACACAATAGCTTGCTGTGCATCGGCTTTAGCCTTGGCCAGCCGAGACGCTTCAGCCGCACCTTGGCTACCGGGCGCAATAGCGTTCAATTCAGCCGCACGCGCTTGTTCATTGGCGGCCATTCTGGCGTTGATGCCTTCACCTTGTTGCGTGCGGGCAAGGCCACGCTCAACGGCGGCTTGTGTTGTGCCATGGCCACCGGATGCCAACACCTGCCCCGTAGTTCGCTGACCAATATCTGGTTGTTCCGCCACATATTGACGCAGCGTCAAAACAGCATCTTGAGCTTTAGCCGGGTCTTTTAAATCAGCAATCAATCGCTGGGCTTCAATCGCTTCACGGCCACCTGCTGTAAACTTCTGGGCGATACGCTGAGCAGTTGCATTGACAACAGCCGAACCCACAGACGGCAAGAAAGAGCCAATCAGGCCAGCCAATGCTTGGACGTTGGGACTTGCTCCCATTTCTTTGGCTGTATGGGCTGCACCCGCACCCGCTGCGCCAGCAACGGCTTGTTGCGGTAAATGCGTGCCCATCGACTGGACAACACGTTCAGCCGTGGTAGCGGCTTGTGCGCCACGCTCTGCCTGCATTAAAGCGCCAGCACCACGCAATGCCCCGCCGCCAGTCAAAGCCGCAGCGCCACCTCGAACCACTGCGCCTGCCAAGGAATTATCCGGCCCATAAGCGCGATCAAGTTGGGTATGCAGTGCGGTCAAAGGCATGCCGCCTTCAGGAACACGCACAGATTCAGGAGCCAAGGCATTCCACATTTCGGCATAGCCTTGGGCCACGCCATACGGCAGAGATGCCACGCCTTCAGTGACATTCCGAAGCAGCCGAGTAGAAGCCCTGCCTGTCTCAATAACCCCCTTGACACCAGCTTCGGCAACATTCATGGCCAGCGATTGTTTTTGCTTTTCATCGGTAACGGGGCGCAACCCAAGTTTGCCAGTGCGGTCGCGTGTCACCATAGACACAATGGGCTTACCATCTAAATCGGTGCCCGTTTGCGCCAGATACCCATTCACGTCGGGCGAATAGAAAGCATCCACTTTTGAGCCGTTGACAGTTGGCGACCATCGGGCAGGCAGTTTTGTGGGGTCAGCCGACTGCATGCTAATCGACGCGGTAGGCTCATTGGCGGCAGGCTGTTCAGCAGGCAAAGTATCAATATATGAGGCGAGCTTGCGCACAGACTCGCCATCGCCAGCGGCATCCGCCCGACGGATTGCATCATACAATTCTTGCCGTGTAGCCATGTCATTTTGCCTTGTACTTGCTAAGGATGTGCTGGATGTCAGTCGGAAGCTCTGGCGCACTTACTGGGGCAGGTTGCAAGGCCGAAGCCGGTACAGTCCCAGCCTTAAACCGGACCAGCATATCTGGCGGAATATAAGAACCACCCTTCAATTCATCAGCCACAGCACGGACTTCAGCCATCTGTTCCTTTGTGCCCAGCGACCATTTATCCAGTGCCAGCATAGCCCGCTGCCGAGCGTTGTTCAGCTTGAATAGCATCGTGTAGCGGGTATCGGCATTCGTGAATTTCAGTCCATCACGGATCGCGGCGATCTGTGCTTGCGTCGCAGGTGGACCAGCATTCTGCATACGAGCCAGAGCCAAATCCATGCCAGCAGCCGCCGCCTGATACACAGTGGCCTCTTCAGGGGTTGCTTGTTGCGCCAGATAGTTGCGCATGGCATTAAATGTTCCGCCACCTTTTTTTTGTGCATCTTGGAAAGCGGACATTTTGGGGACGCCGTTATTTTCCATCATGGCGTTGACGTTCTTCATCTCCGCCAGCAATTCAGCGCCAGCAACACGCATGGCTTCCGTATAGCGCTTACCAATCGCACCGCCTGAGTTATCCCCCTCAAGCGCGACCCCAGACTTGTCCGTTGCCGGGTGAAATACATTGGCACTATCCAAAGTACCGGGAACGCCTTGATAAGTCACAGACCGCGGTTGCTTGGCTTCAGCCGGAGACGCCCCACGCAGCCATTGGCCAATAGAGCCATCTGTGTACTTGACCGCCTCATAACGCACGCCGCCCACTGTTTTAGAGACAGTCATCGGCGTACCGGCCTTATCCAGCATGGGTACTTTGTCAGGTTTCGGCTGAGTAGGCGGCTGAGTGATTTTGACTTGCCCCAGCATATTCTCTTGCTTGAGCATGCCAGTATCTGCATCTTTGACTGGAGCGCCATACCCTTCAGCGACCTTGCCAAGACCAATAGCCGATGCCATCAACCACTTTTGGGCGGCATCGGGGTCCGCGCCTTGAGGAATCGGCAAACCATGGGCTTGACGGGCGGCGACAATATCCTGCAAGGCCTTGGCTTTGTCGGTAGAATTGGCCAGATACAAGGCGTCAGATGTATTAGCCTTGCTGAGTTTTTCTGCCGTCGCTGATCGCGTCTTTTCATCGAGAGCCATCAGGGTTTTCAAGCCTTCGGGATCAGCGTTGCCGTAATCAATCACCGCCTGATTGGAGTAATCATCGTTTTTGATCGCGCCCATCACCTTGTCAGCAGTGGTTTGGATGCGACGCTTGGCATCAACCGCTTCGGCTTGCTGCATTGCTTGGCGCAAGGCAAGACCTTGGCTTTGCCCACGAGATTCTTGCTCTGAAAAACTCGGAACATCTTTGATGAAATCATTCGGCGCAAGCGCTGATAGATTGAGCGGCATAGCTTACCCCTTAAAACTTCCCAACGCAGAAACAGGAACCCCGCCCATGTTTGCGGCAGCCTTTCCGGCCAACTCTCCCATATTGCCGATGAACGAAGCCAGGTTCTGTCCTTGGGCTAGATTGTAATTCGATGCCACTGTGCCACCCTTCAGGGCAAGATTGGCCAAATCATAACCCTTGTTTAAGGCAAGATCGCCACGCTGTGCCGCCAATTGTTGCAGAGCCTGTCCTTTAGCCAAATCCCATGCCGATGTGTCGCCGTACTGCTCAGCCTGCATCTGCTGACCGCCCAAAGCAGACCGGGCATTCGACAGATTGGTGGTCGCCGCAAATCCTGTATTGGCTTGCGTTTGCAGGCGATCAAGCCACTGATTAAAGCCTTGATCTGCCACGGAAGCAGCACGGTCAGACAAAGCCGATAGTTGCGCCCCACCCAAACGATTGCCAGCCGCAGACGCAGCCCGACGCATCTGGTCCGTGGCTTGCTGCAACTGGAATTGGTATTGTGGCGACGCCTGAAAGTGCTTGACCGCTTCCTGATACGCAGAAGGATTATTCAGCAGATCGTTTAGTTGCTGGTAAGACTGCAGGCCGGGAACTTGCCAAGGAGTCCAGTAATTCTCGACACCTGAAAACGTGCTGGCCGCCGTGTCGCCCATCTTGCCAGCTACGTCTTTTCGTTGCTGGGTGGCATTGGAATAACCAGACTCCAGCGCAGATTGGCCCACGTCAAGTTGGCGACCTGCCTCATCATAACCCGACAGAACACCGGCACGCGCAGACGCCAGTGCTTCTTCTTGGCGCTGCTTGGCTTTCTTGTTGGCGTTACGGGAAATTATCGTCGAGGCAATTTCACCGAGCGCACTACCTGCGGTAGACATGTTAGGCATGACAACTCCACTCACACAAAAGGCCATGCGCCCGGATATAGATGAAATACTACACTAGAACGCAAGGTAAAAAAAGGAATGACTTCCGGTTGTTGTTCCGCCAACGGTATGCACCGTCGCCGTGAATGACCCATTCCCGGCAGTGCATGAGCAGGCGAACCCTACAGCGCCGCCAGAGCCAACAGGCACTAAAATGACGCTGTTTGACGCCTTCATGCCAGTCGCCGCCAGCGTGGCAGTGACCGTGCTTACTGGCGAAGCTCCAAAATCAATAGAAACCGTGCCTTTCACCTGCCCTGTTTGCAGGTACGATTGAAACCAGCGCGAAAAGAAGTCATACCACACCGTACCTTCAGCCTTTTCGCCAGCCAGTAAGCGATAAAACGACACCGCGTTGGGGATTTGCTGCATTAGTAGCCCCCCACTTCATAGTCAAACTGCTCTTCAATCAGGTCGCGGTTGCCGGGGGTGGATACTGACAGCCGCCAAACACGGTTACGAAAGGAGCCAAGCCCCCAGAACACTGTGCGCTTATTTCCGTCGCCTGCCTTGCCGATTGAGTTAATCAGCGGGTTACCATAAGTCATCCCTTTGTTGTCTGAATACTCAAGACGGCACACGTGATCGACATTTTGCGGAACTTGCCCAGAGGCAAACACAAGCTCAAGCCGTTGCGCCCCTACAAGGCGATTTTTAGCTGAATCTACCCCAGTCGTCCGGCGGCTAACCCATGGCTGGCCATATTCGTCATAGGTGGAGCGGCTCAAGACTCCGATTCTTGCTGCTGTTTTATCGCCAACCAAGTACCGGCCACCCACTTCCGCAAAGCAAGAGGCTCGCCAATACCCCAATCCATACGACTCACGGTTGTGCCATGCGTTTTCTTCTGGATCGTAGACAAACGTGCGCTTTTGTGTCGGCAACGTCAGCACATAAAACCAATGACCATCCACATTCATGACAAACGCAAAAGCATCGGAGAGGTCAAGATAACCTGTCAGTTCTTTGGCCTGTGCATCGGAGCTGATGTTTTTGGGTGTGTAGCCCTGCAACCAGTAGACGTTGTGGTCATCACCAAGGAAGAAGATGCCAATCTGTGTTGGCACCACCGATCGCGCAGCAGCCGTACCTCGCAACTGGGCGGCCCCGCGATTGGGAACGAAAGGAGACCCGGCATTTTGGTTGCCGTTGTACCAGCACTCAATTGTCCGTTGTCCAAAAAGCCAGACATTGCGGGTATCAGACACAACAGACAATAACGTGTCACCACGCAAAACCGCTTCATCGAAATTGATTGCATTGTAGGTAAGCGCATCATCAATATCCGATACAAAGAACTGTCCAGTCCCAGCCCGATTGAAAATCAGATAGCCGTCTTGATAGCAGACAGAGGTCGAGGCATAAAAATTAGGGCTGCTGATTTTTGTGAAGACCTCAGTGGCTTCATCATAAACATAACCACTGACCCCGTTCACAATCACAACCTGAGTCAGATTGCCATCCATAGAGACTGGCCCCGTCTCTTCCATGACGCCAAGCTCATGGATGGCACCTGACAAACTGACCAAATACAGCCGATTACCACTGACGACATACAGTTGTTCGTTGTGGTTCAACATTCCATAAATGGCCGATCCAGCGGGGAAAGACGCGAACAAAGACGTGCCTGGCGCGCCAATCAGGGCTTGCTGAGTACGCGCCCCTTGCGGCTGCGTTTCAATGTACCAGTTCACCGTCTCTTGCGGATTCAGCGCAAGATTGGCGTCTTTGCTGCTGTTGCCGATAAACATTACCAGTACGCCCCAAATGAAATAGATGCCGAGCCAGACGAATAGTTTTTCATCTGCGCAAAATAGGATGCCGCTTTAGCATCAAGGTATTGCTGGCGATCCATGCTGATGCGGAACACTTGGCCAAGACGTGCCGCCAACGAATGGCGCAACGACTCATAGGCTTCTGGCGGAAAATCAAGGTCATCTACATTATTGTCAATGTCCTGATACCGGCGCTCAAACGAATAGCAGACCGCACATTGCGCACTTTCAGCCACCGGCCACAAGAATACATTCGTCCAAGAAATGATTGGCTGCACATACACCTGCAGCGGGATAGACGACATTTTTTTGTTGGGAATACGCTCATAGTCAAACTTACCCAACATGAGTAGCGGCACTTCAGTATCTGCCGTCAAATCATGGCGACGTGCTTCAATAATGCGCAATGGCATCCACGCCAGAGTGGTAAACCCAACGACTACCGCGCCAGAATTTGCGGTCTTCGTAATGCTTGCAGGAGTGGTGGTGCCCACTTCATAAAGATTGACCACTTGGCCAGCCACAGACGCGACCTGATACCACACAAACCCAGCAGATGTTGACCCGTAGGCGATATAGTCGCCATCCACATACGTGACGGCATCACTTAGCGTGATGCTGCTATCGCCTGCTGCCACATTAGTCGCCAATGAGTTTTGCCGAAAATCCGTCTCAAGGCAGGCATAGCAGTCCGGGACTCCATTCGTCACCACTGGCAGCCGATGCAGGGCTTGCTGGTAGTTGGGGAACATAATGCCGCGCTCAATCCCCCAGAGACGAACGCCTGCCGTCTCCCAGTGGCGGATCATGATATTCAGGTTCAGTCGAGCCGTATTCATGATTTCAGCAGAAACCGACTGGCCAACACCCAGCATACCCGCCAATTCAAGTGCCGATTCCATGACACCTAAACCGTTCATGGAAAAATTGGTGCTGTTCGATGTAGGCATGGCTTACCTCAATGAGTGACCCAGTTTCTGGTAAATGACGTCACCTTGACCACGCGCCAATTGTCCACCACGAAGCCGCAATTCCCGGTGGCCCACGTCGTAATGCTGGCGTTCAAGAAGTCGCCAGCCGTTGACGGGATATCGGTTGTGATCGTGGCTACCGGTGTGCCATCAATCCAGAACTGAACACTGGAACTAGTCGCCTTGATCTCAAACAGGTGCATCACGTCCTGCACACAAGCAACCCCTGTATCCACGGATGTGCTGTTCGTGTCGCTGGTCTGACAAACCGCAAGCCAGTTACCCGAGTTCATCCCGCCAGAAAAGCAGATGGCGGCAATATTGGCGCCAGTAATAGAGATATTGGACGTAGGTAGGCCAGACAACAAACCAGCGTGATAATACACGCCCGTCGTCAGTGTCAATTCAGCAGATTCACCCACATCCAAGCACGCCAAACCAAGGCCCGCATACCAAGTCACGGTGCCATTAGCCACATTCAAACAGGGGGTGAACAATGAGGTGCTTTGAGATGTTGAAAAACCAAGAGTAACCCCCGTAGTCAGGCCCGCATTGTCAACACACGCAAGTCCAATCGTATTCGGGAAGTTAGAGCCATACAAGGTGTTGTCTGCCCTGATGTCATAACGGCCTACGGTGCTGGTTTTGATAACGCCCGGAATGAATATTTGATCGGTGACTGTCGGCTCACTGGTCGCGCGAGTAGGGGCAAAATCGGTATCAATATAGACTACCTGAATGGGGCTGAGCAACGGAACCACAGGTGATTCGGTGACTGCCGATACACGGCCATAAGCATCCGTGGTCACCGTCAGGGTTTTCGCTTGGCCGCCATAGGTTCCGGCTGTTCCTACATTCGGCAAAGACAGTGTGACATTACCCGTCAATGTTCCCCCACCACTCAGCCCATTTCCAGCAATCACTTGGGTCGTCGAGTTGGCAGGAGTATATCCAATGTTGTTTTGCGCAATCGCCCAGTTGGCTTGTGTGTTGCCGGGCGAATCAATCAGCGCCCGAACGGTATCCCCTTGCTCAACAACCTGACCAGTCGGCAATGTTCCTGACGCACTAATCGTCCAGATGTCGCCCTTTTTGACTGCGCCGCCAGAGCCGGATCCACCTGTTGATGGATAATTGCCGCTGGCAGGGTTGTAGTTGCCTCGATCATCCCAAAGGCCGACCACCAGCGAATCAGCATAGGCCTCAGCCGATGCTTGAGCTGCAGCCGCAGAACCAGCAGCGTCTGCGCCCACATCGGTGTAGCTCAGCGCCACATTGCCAGAAATGGGAGCCACGCCGCACACAGAAGTAACGGTGCCGCCCCCAAAATAGGCTTTAAGCACCGTCAGAGCGGCTTTAACATTGCCGCCAGACTGCACCAGCGGAATAACCTCAGTGCCGGAAAGCGCCCCCGCGTCAGGCATTTGACTGATTTTTAAATCACTCATCACTCCACCTCAATCATGCCGCCGGATTCCAGCGCAAAAAACCCAAGACCAGACTCTAGCGCTATTGCTGCAACAGGCTGAGTATAATCAAAGCTGTGATCACCCTGATTTCCGTATTCATCCGTAAGATGAATGCGTATGGTATGCGGGCCTCCATCCATTGGTATTGTAAGCTGAAACCCAGTTCCAACATACTCGCCATCAAGGTACCAATCAATAGATACAATCCGGCCATTAAGTCCAACACTGTCAGCCCCATTAAAGGTTGTGCTAATCCCGGCGCTGACTGACAACACCTCCACAACGTAAATGAAGTACACGTAATTTGGCTGCGGCAAGTAGACCGGGTTGCCAACAGGACGAGCATCTGGCCACGCGGCCATTTGCTCATTGATGATTGCGGGAAACTCTTGAGGATGGCGCGGATCGCCGTGGGCTGATAGAAACCCATAACCATCAACCGCACATTCTGAGCGTAGTTTTTTAACGCCCGTGATGTCATCAACCACAATGAAATCACGGGTGTTTGCATTGGCCGCCCACGCTCTACGGCATTTCATGCTGTTACCCCACTGCCGCGACAGCCAGATCGTAACGCACACTGCCGGACGTGTAAGAGTTAACCTTCAGCCGCACCCCTGCCACACGCTCATCCAGCGACCCATAAGCCGAGGACGTAATGCTTTGCAGAGAAGGATGGTCAAACGCATCAAAAGAGCCAGAAATGATCGACAAGTCAGCCACATTGGCATAGGTGAATTCAATGCCAGCATTTGCCGTGCCCGTCACTGTGACACTCACGCCACTGGCCTGATACCCGGAGCGGAAAGGAAGCACCTTCCACGGGCCGTAAGCGGCAAAACCATTACCCACAGACACTGCCGCCGCCGCGCCATCCGTCGAGATCGACGTCACTCGCTTGGCATAAATGCTGGTGGATAACGTGGTGGCATTGGGGCCAGCCGTTGTTGCTGTTCGCGCAATCCCATCGGCATCTTCATACGCAATGGTAAATGTGACGCCTGACAGATTGTTGGCGGAAGTCAGCGTCACCCTGTAAGCGAACCAATCAAAACCAGATGCGCCATAAGTTCCATCCAGCGACAACGAGCCAGCCGCAGCCAGTGTTTGCAGTGCCGCAATACTGGTAGCGCTGGCCGCTACCGGCGTTTTATCGTAATGACGCGGACGCATAGCTCACCTCAATCCAAGCAATCAACAGTCAGCACGGCTTCCATGACGGCATCAGCCCAGTCATTAGACCCTAAGGTGTAACTCAGGTTGGTTGTGGCCAGATTGACGGCTGCACCACTGCCTGGCAGAACAGCATTGGCCGAGGCACTACCTGCGTTCACGAAGGCAGTGGTCGAACCCGCATAGCCAAGGCTGACCGTCTTGGTTGCGCCAGTGGCTTCAGGCGTGATGACGTTGATGTAAGAGTACTTCACCCGAGCATAACGGGCAGGCCAACCCGGAATAGACGTGTAAGCAATGGCTTGAGCAGATGCGGAAGCCACCAACGGCAACCGGACAATGAACTCGCGTTGGTACGGCTTGGAAATCAGCGGGCCAGAAGCATCCGTCAATGTGGCCAAACCCAAGCCTTTCGGCAGATTCGTATGATTGGACATAACAGTCTCCATAACAGAACCGGGCCTTTCGACCCGGTTCTTGAGGCGGATTACAGGCCGGGCGAACCAAACACGCAACGCGGATCAACAGCATCAAAGGCGTAACGCTCATACGCCAAAAACTTGTTGTTGAACGTGTCGCTGTCTTTGTCCTGATCGAATTCCAGTGCTTCGCGCACCTGATAGATCAGGCCCTTGCCTTTGCCGATGTCGCTGGTGCAGAAATACGCATCGGAATCCGTCAGGAATGGGTTGACGGTGTACGAAGGAACCGTGCCCAAACTCTTGATGGCATTGATGGCATTGTTGGCGGTTTCGGCTTGCTGCGACGACTTCACCAGACGTTCAGCTTGGTGTGCCAACGACGGAGGCACCACCAGTTGCTTGATCATCAACGGGGCCAGCAGGCCGCGCTCATTGCGGTTGCCCATCAGCGCCGTATAGATCGCTTCCAGCGAGGCCTCGGTCAGGTCGATACCCGCAGCCAGACGGTTACTGAATGTGCCGCCACCCTTGCGGACGTGCGCTGTGTTGAACAGAGACACGCCGTCAGCCGTGGTAAACGAACTGTAGCCGTTGTTGATCAGGTCAGCCGCTTGAATCTGTTTGGCTTGGTACATACCAAAACCGAGTTCACGCGCCTTGTCGAAAATCTGCTGATACAGATTATCCTTGATCGCTTCATGGGACACTTGCATGCCCAAAGCAATCATGATGTTGGTCGTACGCCGGACGTAGCCTTGTTGCATGTCGGAATACGCCACAGGGGCACCTTCCGGTTTTTGACGGCCAACACCAAGGCCAACCATGCCCAAGCGTTCTTCGTACTGCTTGTCGGAATCAACTTGGTCGTAGATATCCGCATGGTAAGCCTTACGCTCACCATACGAAATGTTGAAAATATCCTTCAGCCCCGGACGGAGGCCTTTGGGAAAATTACCACTGGTAATCAAAGCCATGATTCACCTCTATCAGCTGGTGGCTTTCTTCTGGTGGACGTTAAACGTCACAATCCAGCGCGTATTGGTGCCGCCCATCGCTGCGTTGTTGATCGCAGTATCACGGCGCTCCAGACGGAACATGCCCGGCGAGCCAGACAATGAACCAGACCCGATTTGCATGCTGCTGGTGCCGGTTGCGGTATCAACAGCGGCAATGGCTACATCCACTGGCGTGCCAATACGTGCGGCTGCCAGTTTGCTGCCACCCGTGTTGTCTTCTTGAACCGAAAACTCCGCATTCGGGTCAGTCAGCACCAGCGCATAGCGACCAGTGCTGGCAGTGCGATAGGTTTGGTTCAGGTAATCGGGGTCAGCAACAAAGCCAACCACCACGCCACAGGGGACGTCGTTGATACCGGAAATACGCGCAAGGCCGGGAACGCCAGTGCTGTCGCTGGTCGTATTGGCTTTCACGACGTCATAAAGAGCGATGTTGTTCGCTTCGCTCGTGGGAACGTAGTAGAGTTCAGTCCGGCCCGTGTTGGTGACGACATTGGATACCGGAATAACCCCGCGAGAAACGTAAGCCATAATGGTCTACCTTTTCAGTGGATTCTTCAGTAGCCCCGGCTGATACCATTGGCGACACTTACGGTCTTGCCGTCGTGATCGCGTCCGTAGAATCCGGGACCAGACATTTTGTCAGTAACCGCCGCCAGTTGCTCATCAGCTTTCTGCGCCTTGGCTTTCTGATCTTCCAGATACAAATCCATGGGGATTCGCATCAGGTACAATTTGCCGTCCCGTCCGGACTTGGACACACGCGAATCGGTGCCCTGCATATGAATCACATCAGAATAACTTTCGCCATTCTTCTCCACGAAAGCGTAACCGGCCAACAGGAGCTTGTCAATACGGCCCGGCTGATCCAGCGCCCAGTGATAATGGTAGCCCGCTGGCAAACCTTCGGTTTCAATCACCTTCTGTTGGTGCATCGGCACGCGATTGGCGCGGCGATCTTCCACGCGTTCAGCTTCTCGACGTTGGCGGCCAACGGCACGGCCTGTATTGGCGCGACGGCCATAGCCGGGGATTTCATCATCCAGTGCGGGGGTTTCAAGCGCGGAAGTGTTGGTATTCGTCATGGTTTAACCCTCCAGGGTTTCTTTGAGCCATTGTTGCTCGTGCTTGGCGTCACGGAAGTGGCCGCCACGTTTCAATGCTTGGTACAGCGAACGGTCAGCGCCTTTCAGGCTTTCTGGTGAAAATGCTGCAGAAGCGGTACTGGATTTGTTTCGCGGCGCGCCTGCACTGGGTAGCGGCTGTCCCCATGCTTTCAGTTCCGGGAACTCAATCATCATGCTTTGCGACACAAAGCGCAGGGCCTGTTCTGTTGAGCAACCGGGATGCGATGCGCGATACGCCAGTTCGTACTGGTGCGCCTGACGCTGAATAGCAGCCGATGACTTGTCAAACCACGGGTTTTCGGCCTTCCATTTTTGCGCGGCTGCCTGCAACTGCTCAACAGACTCGCCAGTTGGATTGTTGTCGGCATCGTCGTCGTCGTTCGGTGTCGCAGGTTCAGAGTGAAGGTCTTTGGCCTTCTGGATTTCACCGTCCAGCCGCTCAACTTCTTCCACATCTTGGGCCTTGATGGCATCGCGGCGCTGTTGGGTCAGGCTATTAACCCGACGCTCCACCTCAGCAGCAATCAGCATTTCCTGATTCTTGAGCAGGCGCTGCATTTCCTTTTGCAGATTTTTGTTTTCCTTGCCACGACGACTGATTTCATCAGCCATATCGCGGGTACGCAGGAAGGTTTCGGCATCTGTCCAGTGTTTGCCGCTTTTTTCAAATGCTTCCTTATCGGGCGACCACCCCAACGCGCGGGCACGGACCTCAGCATCGGTCAGGTTCAATGGCTGATCGTCAGCAGGCAACGAACCGTCATCCGTGGGAGCTTGATCTTTGGCTGGCTTCTGATCAATCACGGGTTCAGGCTTAGCGTCCACCGGTGCAGAACCGGGAGGCTTGCCCAAATATGCCGCCAATTGGCTATCAAACGCGGCGTCATCAATCATTGCTCACCCCTTCCGCTTTCACATCCAGAACCATTTGCACATCCTCATCATTCAGCAAGACGTGATCATCAAAACCATCAACCAGCACGCGACTACCGGCATATTGGTTAAACACCACTGTGTCACCCACCTTGCACCACGGCTCTTTTTGGCCAGTCGGCAACGCTTGGGACGGCAGGTTGTAGCACTGTGCACCCATGGCCAGCACTTCACCTTCAACCACGGCACGCTGATCCGCTTTCAGCACGTCATCGGGGATATGCAGCAAGCCGCCTTTGGTTTTTGCCTTCAGTTCGCTAGTCTTGACTTTGACCAAAATGCGCGGTCCGACCACCACGCCATTACGGGGAATATTCATGCTTTATCCCCTTCAGGCTGCAGGCAGATCGCCGCCTTGATTCGAGACGGATTCAACACCTGATCCAGCATCCGCAGTTCCGCTTGCCGCACTGCTATCGAATCCGACTGGCTGTTCAGGCTGGTTACCAGATTCAGTCGGTTGAAGTCCGCCCGCAGGCTGTTGAAGAACGCTTGCGTTGTCGGGTCCGTCAACCACTGGTTGTACTCCGCCAGGCTGACCTTGTTGGGTGATGGTTGGTTGCTCATCAGCAATTTCCTCTTGGGTTGGATGTGCCGCAGTTACGCCAGACATTTGCTCCAGCTCTGCGTTGGTTTTGGCAATAGCATTGTCGGTGCTGAGCTTCTTGGCTTGCTCCATTTGCAGCAGCGCACGACTATGATCCACCATAATGCGTCCTTGCATCTCAAGCAACCGCGCTTGTGCCTCAGCCGCCTCTTTTTGGGCCTTGGCCGTTTGCTCTTGTTGCTTGAGCATTTCAGCTTGTTGCTGGCCTGCCAAAGCGGCTTGCTTCATCTGCATATCGCCAGCAACGTATTCTTGGGCTTCTTTTTCCGAAAAACCAAGCTCAATCAGGTACTTTTCCTGCAATTTCGGCGACTGAATCCCGATTTGCATGGCTGCCTGTATCCTCGTCAGCCGCTCAATACGACTGGAAAACATGGGGTCAGCCACAGGCACAATGTCGTAATCAGCATTACTGTAGTCAGCCTTGGCCACTTGTTTTTCTTCAAAATCACCGACCGCCATGTATTTTTTGTCAGTCAGATACGATTGATTCAGGCGATGGATGAGCTGCAGTTCATGCTTTAGGCTGAGGTTGATCCGCTTCAAGATTGCCCGCTGGCCAGTCTTTCCCTGCTCAATGATCGCCATAACCGACGTGGCTGGCATGTTAGCCGGAGCGCCTTCGCCCGACATAATGTCACCCGTTGCGGCAATACGGGAAATCGACGAACCAAGTTCGCTAAACACATTCAAAGTGGAAACGGAAGGCGTTGGCGAAGGGAATGGCCACACAGCATCCTGCATGGTGCCAGCGCCAAAATCACCATCCACCACTTCAAACATGCCCGGCCTAATGATACGCAAACCATCATCACGGAACACGCCTTTCTTGATGAACCCACCCCCCAGATTTTGACGGGTGCCTGCATCCATCAATTGGTTGATGCCCGTGTTGCGGGTTTTGACCATGCCATACATGATATGGCCATAGCCCATGCCTAAAGCACTGCCATTCGGGTCGGGGAAAAACTGATAGCGCGTGATGTAGTTAACCGGATTGATGCCAACCGCATAATGATCGTTAGGATCATTCGCAGAGACCGACATCACAATGCTTTGCATGTCAAAACGCGGAGTCACCGCCAGCAGTTTCCATTCACGCTTGGAGAACGTCAGGATATACGGCTCTTCATAGTCGTCGCCATCCAAATCGGCAACCGTGTGCATCTGCACAATATCGTAGAGGCGTTCATCGCCGACTTCTGTTTCGGCCTGCTGAATGTTTTCATCGCGCCATTCGCCACATTGGACGCGACTCATGTATTGATTGTGCGTGATTCGCATATCAATCGAAATGCGACGCGCCCAGTCGGGATTATTCGGGGAATTATCCAGCGTCACCCGGTCAGGCAGCAGCAATGTGTCGGTGATACGACCCTCTGCAGCATCCCAGACTGTTGCGCGGAACATGCACCCTACGATAGGCAGTTGCAGCAGCAACTTGTCCATGTTTTCCGGCCACTCGATGATCTCTTCCTGAAGCTGCCAATTGATATGATCACACACACGGCGGGCACGCTTGAGTTTTTCGTCAGTCTGACTGCCGACCACTTCAGGCTGGCAGACCTTTCCGTCTTTGATGTACTCAGGCATGGTGCGGCTGTTGAACTGGATCGCCGAATGAATCAGGTCGGGCAACTGAATATCAGACATCCACGGCTGCAAAAACCCAGATCGTGAATTGTCGGTCATCCGCGCCATATCCATCAGCTTCTTAGCGCGTGCCCGCCACTCTTGGCATGACTGTTCGTCAGCGTCGTAATTCTTCTGCGCTTCTGTTTGCAGCTTCGATATCTGGCTTTCGTCCAGCGAGTGAACGATCTTCAGGGGGTCAGCCATCATTGCCATGATACGGCGGAGGTCAATCTGACCAGTTTCACGATAGCTCATGTCAATACCCCTGATACCCTGTTCGGTCTACAAACTTCATCGCGTCATGATTGCTGCGCGGTTTTGGCTCACACGTCGCAAAACGCAGTGACATGATACCATACCTGACTGCGCTAAGAATGTCGTCCATCTCTTTGACGATTTTCCCGTTTTTCCGGTGGTACATCCGAAACTCTTCAAAAAAATCATTCAGGTGTGAGAATACCTTGAATCGCCCGGATTGCATCATGTCCAGCATCAGCATAACCCCGGCTTCAACGCCATTCGAGCCGTCTGGGAATGTCGCCCGCTCAGGCAGCATTAGCAATCCTTGCTTACGGTACTGATCCGCCAGTGTAACGCCGCTGTCTTTGCTGTGCTGTAGTCCGTCATGTGGCCACGACCAATTTAGCCAACTACCCCACGGCTTCAGTGTGGCCGCATGAATCATAGGGGTAGCCCGCTGAAGGCGGTGTGTCGCCGTCACATACACCGTATCCGTGTCCCGGTCCCATGCCAATTTGACCGCAGCTGTCGGGTGATCCCATCCAAAATCGATCCCACCAATTTGGGGCCACCACGCTGGTATTTGAAAAGGTTCGCACTTAATCAGTGACTCTGGAACTGGGAAAATTGCACCATCGCCCAGCGTTGGAATACCGTTTGCACGCGCCTCCCGCTCATGCGCCGGATACGAATCGATAATGCGCTTTCGCTGCTCAGGGGAATAGTGATCAACATCATGAATCGTCATCGTGATGACGGCACGATCTGGCGATTTTTCGGTCAAGAATCGGCGGATAACGTTTGACATGCCCAACAGGGGAGTAAACGTCAGGTACACGATGCCGCCAGTCGCGTTTGTCCGTGTCAAACCTTCGGTGTAAATGTCTTCTGGCGGCTCTTCGTCAAACCAAACAACATCCAGCGTTTCGCCCTGCCACTTTTCCCGGCCTTTTTCGTAGCTTTTGAATGAAACGCGGGATGTGCCGCCAGTGACATGAAGCACTTCGACCGAATCCAGCAGGTCGGGAACCCCCATTGCCTTCTTCGGCTCGCCGACAATGCATTCCTTCGGAATCATGCCGGTTCCGTATTGTCCGGGCCTGCCCACCAGCAGCCGTTGCGTTGTGTCGCGGACGGATTCGCCTGTAATGCCTGTTGCCCACGCGACAATTGGCTTGCTGAACTTGCGGCCTGTCCACCAGTCGGGATAGCGGCCAGTCAGGTGGCAGGCCATCTCATACGCGCCAGCGACTGTTTTTCCTAACTGGTTGCCCGCCATAAACAAGCGCTCGCGCACCAAGCTCTTGTGGTGGAATTCTTTTTGTCGCTGATAGGGGCGGTAGTACAGCATCCGGCATTCTTCAGCGCGCCGGAGCTTCTCTTGCAGCGCTTGTGCCATCAAGCGCTTGTGCTCGATAGCGGAGGCCATCAGTGCTGCACCTGATTAGCCGGGATTTCCGTAAACTCGGTATACTCCAGCGTCTCGCCAGTCAATTCCGCGATGCGCTTTGCTGTGTCGCGGATCATGTCGTCCAGCGCATGCTCGGGAACAGTCGCCAGCGGGCCAACTCGAACCTCTTTTTTATCGACAAACATGCCAAGCTCTTTGCCAATCAGCTCAATAGCCGACACAGCCGCTGCATATTTGCCGTCTGCTGCTGCCTCTGTAGCAATATCCTGCAGTTTTTGCATGACATCCGCTTTTGTGATGCCGACCTTTTCCATCGCTACCTCCTCGGCCATCCGCCGCAATCTTGCTATTTCCGCGATGATGTGCGGATTGCGCAGTATTGTTGATGAGTTATACCGCGCCGAGGCCGGTACTGGATCGCCTTTTTTGTTGCCGTAGAACGCCATTGAATAGGCAACTGACTGGTCTCCCATCTCGACCAGCAGACGACAAAACAACAGCGCCTTGTGCGTTGGTTTGGTGTGTAGTCGTGTGCTTTGCTTGCCCGGCATTGCGCACCTCACGCCGCCATGAATGCAGCCAGTGCGGCAACCAGCAGCCAGTCCGATTGATGTGTTTTGTCAGCGTAGGCAGCAACAAACAACGACACTAGCAGCATAAACCCCTTGGTCATCGTCATGATTTAACTCTCGGCAAGATGTTTGCTTTTTGAATAGCACGACTAATCGTGTCAACCCCGACGTACCCCATCCAAACGGCAACACCCCATGCAGCGTCAGTGCCCAACCCGACATAATGCAGCACAGGCACAACGCCGAACGCTGCACAGGCCAGCATGCCGCCCTCGATAGCGCTGCGCCCCAGCGCCTTGCCGTCACGAACAGAACGCATCATGCCAATCATAAATGCCAGCAATGGCGCGCCCCAGGTCGATATACTGGAGTAAATGTCGTCCATCATTTATCCCTGTTTCGGGTCCGGTGTCGCGGCAGTATGCGCGGCAATCGCGCCCGCCAGTGGGAGCAGCCACGCGGCGTGCATCGGGAAATACTGGGCAGCGATGGTCAGGCCGAGGGCGATGGCGTTGCGGGTAGAGGGTTCGCGTAGGCGGTTGATGAGGTAAACCATGGTGGCGGATCCCGATGTGTTCTGCCAAAAG